TCCGATGACATCATATGTGTGATTTGTGACAATGAGTGGGACATTCGCTTGACCAAGTTTGAGGGTTAACATTCTGAACGCACCTTTGACCAATTGAGATTTGGTCATATCACGGACTTGTTTATCGTTCAGAGCATCCGTAATTTCTTTTTCAGTGGAAAGCATACCAAGAGAGTCTAACACAAACATACAAGGTCTGCGTTCATCCATAGGCATTTGGAGATATTTATCAACTGCCTTAAGTGCCTTCTGTCTAAACTCCTCAATAGTTACGACATTAACTACAACAAAGCGATCCATAGGGATGTTACGACTTTCTAGAAGTGCCCTAGTAATGCTATTCTCAGTGTCAAAATAGAGTACATAAGCGGAGGGGTTAGTATCAAGGAAATTCTTAACCACGGCCAGAGAGAAGAAAGTTTTGCCAGTACTAGACTCTCCAGCAATGGCAGTAATCTTATTACTAGAGACACCCCCATATATGGAACCGCTACACAATCCATTAAAAATATAACTGCCCGTGTCAACGTATTGTTCGACTTCATCAATTTCTGACGCCAGTTTTGTAAAGTCATCACCTATTTCTTTTACTATGTCCTTTAAAAAATCCATGTTAAATACCCAAAATTTTACGTTGACGATTAAAATAATTATGTAGGATCCAAGAACTACTATTCATTTTATCCTCTCCACCAATACCAAACTTAAATTCAACACGGGGATCATCACCATACCCAAGGATCTCTGGAATATTAGTCTTTATTCTATCACCACCATTACAAAAAATAACCTTATCAGAAATTTCTAAACATTTTGAAATAGCCCCAATAGCGGAATCATCTGCATCATCCCATGATATAACAGCATCTACCATATCAAGATGACGAATGATATCTGCTCTCTCAGTCCAGCACTGGAAGTACTGACCTTTCTTGCGCTTCAACCATGGATCACCATTCAATCCTACAACAAGATAATCAGAGAAGTCTTTAGCTCTCTCAAAATATCTCAAGTGTCCACTGTGAATAGGATCAAATCCACCAGTGACAAGACTTACTTTTTCAAAAATCATATCACCAATCCGTGTTGCTCCCGAAGTATTTTTTTATAAGGTCCATCTGGATTTTGATCGCGTACTTCCTTAACTAATTTAAGTTTTTCATACACATCACCACACTGCTTATCAGAGCGTGACTTCCACAGTTGAGTTACAACCGTAGCCAATTCTACATCATCAATAGGAAGGTCCATTATTTTCTCAAGGTTTTTAAATAGTCTAGCACATTCTCACGAACGGCCATAAGTTCATTGTAACATTTTTGATTATGAGCACATCCACGAAGAGCATGGTCTGGTTTATGTACTGATTCAATGTACAAATCTAGACCACGATTCCATTTCTGGTCTTGTGATTCATTATCAAGAATTGTGTTCTGATCTTTCATACAAAAAATGATTCTAGTGTATTTGTTTTCTCAACTTCCCATCCAATAGCGTCAAGAATAATCTTAAGTGGTTCTAAGAAGGATTTTTCAAATTGTAAATCATAATCAATGTATTTGTCAAGATTTAATTCCTTTGGAAAATCTTGAATGAACGATATAACATTCTCTTGAATGGTATTTGGTTTCATTAGATAGCAAAATTTAATCTTCTCACCATTCTGGATCAAGGAATATTTATTGGTCAATTTATTCTTCTTTATTAAATGGTTGAATAGAAGTGCACCTCTCACATGGATTGGTGTTCCTTTAGAATAAATAGTCGAATTAGATCTATATTTCACCACATCAGATACTGAACGTGGAAATGCAATATCCTCTGGAGGAAGAGAATTAAAATCTTTACGGCACTTGTCAATATAGTTAATCACATCATCTTCTGTACCGCTCATCATCAACTTAAGTGCGTCCTTAATCATCTGACGACATGGTGCAGGTGTTGAGGATTTAACTGCCTCAATACCCATCATTTTTAACTTAGGTTCTTCATACCTTACACCTTCACTATCCCATACGTTTAGAATATATCGCTTCTTCGCAGTCCATATACCACGATCAGCAATATTCTCTCTTGCCATCACCATCTTCTGGTCATAAGCATTCACGTAGTCGGCCAATTCTTGGTAAGAACTTTCAATAAAAGGTTCAAATTGAGTTTCACACACCTTATTAAGGAAAGTGACAACGCTCTCATTAGTTTTCTCTCTCCCTTCGTATACACGTTCAACCAAAGGACCCAAATTAAGATAAATGGAATCAGTATCTGAAGCAATAACATAATCTACCTCCTCAGTTTTTAGAATTTTATTAATCTTCTGGTTCATCTTATTCTCTATCCATCTGATAGAGACTTGTCCTGAAAGAGTAATGGCCTCTGCATTTGCCAACTTGTAGTACCGAAAGTACTGATTACCGATAGCACCATAAGCACTATTAAGAGATATCTTTTTCGCCATTTGAATGTTATTACACCTGGCAATCTCTTTTTCCAATGCTTTACTAGGAGTCCTTTCATAATCCTTCTTTGCTTGGATCATTTTCTTTTTGAAGACCACACGATCTCCATACATCTTATCCATCAACTCAGGTAAAAATCCCCGCACATCCTTTCTATATTGTGCACCATTAGCACAAGTTGCATATTGAGGATCAATTGTAACCTCTTGATTTAAAAACCTTTCAACACTCGCGCTGGGATGTCTAGTTTCCCTGAGTGTTTCGGGCGAGATATTGTACTGCATGATAAGATGAGGGTAGAGAGAATTAAGGTCAAAAGACACAACCCAATCATACCTTCCCGCTTTTGGTTCCTTGACATATGCGCCTGCATACTTTTCCCCTTTTGCTATTTTATTCTTTGGAGGGATTACAATATCCCTCTTCTTAAGATAATTATAGATGATATTGTCCCACATGCGAACCTGATAAAACACATCGACATAATTCACCTTCGCATCATATGCCATAGTAAGTGCCAATTCAATAAGTTTCATCTTATCTTCAAGACGATCAACCAGTTCTACGTCAACGATATTATATTCAATAAACTTCTGCCATCCTTTCTTATAAAAGTCTTTAAAGGTTTCAAACTCTGAGTGATCTAGTTTTTTCTGTCCTAATTCTACTTCCGCAATATAATCCAACCTATAAGATTCTTGCGCTTTGTAAGTAAACTTCTTATAAAGATCCAAATAATCTAACTGACATACACCACCTACATCAAATGTAGTATGACTGCGCCCCATAAGATGTATTTCACCCTCACTACAAAGTCCCCAAGGTGACATACGCTTCATCAATTTCTCACCAAGCACCCTTCTCAGACGCTTACAAATATAAGGTATATCATATAATTGAATGTTCCATCCAGTAATAACATCTGGAACATCAACCATCCAATAATTAATAAAATTATTTAAAAGATCATATTCAGTAGGACAATGATGATATGTTAAATCCTTACGATTATGCGTAAAGGGTTTAACTCCCCAAGTAATGATCTGCTTCGTTGTATAGTCCTGGATAGTGATAGCAAGTATCTCTTCCGAGCACGATTCAACATCAGGGAACCCTTGCTCAGACGCAACTTCAATATCCAGAGTAATAAGTTTAATTTTGCTGATGTCAAACTTGACCTCATCCTGAGGGTATTTCTCCGATATGTATTGGTAAATATACCGATCATTCCCGTATATCTCAAATCCCTCAACATCTTCATATTTCTTATAGAACTCTCTACAATCCCGTACCGTTCCTGGGTTAATAGATTCAACTGATTCTCCACTTAACGTTTTATATTTAGTCTTTCCTTTAGATTTAACAAATAAAGTAGGGAAGAATTCATCTCTATGTTCATATCTTTTCCCATTCTCAACACCTCTGACCAGAAATTGGTTTCCGATCAATTGAACATTGGTGTAAAATCTCATTCTTTAGTAAGGTCCAGATATTTTTCAAGTAAAGTGGGCGTGGGGTCTGCCAACGTAAGTATCTTATCAGATCCCATCATAAATGTGGTATCCCTTGTGACACTTGTTAAAAAGGGTTCTAAAACGGTGTGTCCAGTCTCAGTACTAATAACAAATGGATTAATTAATTTACAATCAGGTTCTCCAATATCTGCAGAACCTACTTCCTCAATTTCACTTATCAGATACTGATGATTGGTCAGTGCTACTACTTTGATTGTCTTTTCCATATTTAAGTACTTGATCTTTGAACATCTTAGTTAGGTTATCTACTGGTTCCACCATTGTAACAACCCACTCAGTAGTTAATGGAATAATAGGATCTTTTGCAAGCGGAATCCAAGGATAAAACTTAACTTGGAATTGAGATTTTTGTTTCTCTTCAGTTACTTCTTCATCAACCACTTCTTGATGATCTCTCATTCTAATAGAGCAAGGTTTAGTAAGAAAATATCCCACAACCTTTTCGTTAACAACCATCTCTTGAACATCAGCAATAAGATCTTCTCCAGATTTTAATACCAATAGTTTTATACTCATTACTTATCCATACCTCTTTATAGTTTAACATTAAAAAAGAGGAGTGTCAATGTCTCCTCTTTAAAATCTAGAAATGCATTTCTGGCAACAAGGAGGACCTCTTGCCATCTCTCTTATTAGAGATAATCCTTACGAGCATGATGCTCAGGAACTATCTTTTTCAATTCCACCGTGAGGAGTCCATTGTCAAAGCTGACCTGTCGTACCTCTGTATCGTCGGAGATCGTCCAAACTCGTTGGAAGGAACGTTGGGCCAATCCTTTATGGACAAATTCTCCAACATT